ATTGGTGAACGAGCATCTCTACCACGTTCTACAAGATCTCTAGCAACCAACTCTTTTGGCACAGACTTTTCAACCTGTACACCATCTACTGTTACCGTGCTACCAACATCTCCAATACCCTGATTTAGTTCTCTAGAAACTCTCTCTACACGACTGTCAAAAAGTTTAAATGTTTTCTCTAGATCATCTCCGACAGCATTTACAACCTTTTCAACTTCTCGGCTTGTTACTCTACCCTCTTCTCTTGCTTGTCTAACTAGAGCAATCAACTCTTTGCCTAGCATAGTTGTAGCTTCAGAGAAGTGTCCTAATTCTGCTCCTCCTGGAAGATTCATCAAAAGCCCTTCGGACTTTCTCGCTGCCCCCTCAGTACCGAATGCAAAACCAGGAATATTTCCTGAGATAATTCCTCTAATTAGTGGTGCATATCTCTTTGCTTTGTCTGCTGGAATAATGGCTTCGCCAGTTGAAACCATTGCAACAATAGAGTCTGATGTCCCAGTTCCAGGACCGCTAATGAATCCACCAGAGGCATAGCCCTTGGCCTTCTTTCCTCCCTTACCACCTTGGGTAGGAGCTCCACCAAATAGTTGTGGTGAGTTGCCCTGGAATACCTCTTGTGCAACAACAGCCTTCTGGTATGCTGCAGTTAGTGCTTCAAGTGCTTCTCTTTCAACAGAGAATGTCTGTGTTAGGTTTGAGTGTGCCTGATCAAGAGATGATGCTGCAGCAGCTGCCTCAAGCTCCATCTGAGTCATGTAATCAGTTTGGACACCAAGTTCTTGGGTTGTGCCTGTAGCACGGTTAAAGGCCATCTTGAGGCCAGTGAATAGCTTAATTACGTTAGCAACACCGTTAGCAATAAGACCAAAGCCCATTAGGAATGCTGGTCCGACAACACCAATAATACCAACTAGGTTTGTGACAAGTGTCTTTCCACCTTCGTCAAGTGCATTAAATCTATCTAGGATACCCTTGGCAAAATTAACAATTGGGGTAATTGCCTTAACAAAAGCCTCTCCAAGTGGAACCAAAGATTTCTTTAGATCCTCTACAGCCTTTTGGAACTTGTACATAGGAGATGCTTCCATCTTATTAAGTTCTCGCTGAGATAGTACTGCAAGCTCTGCTGCTGTGTTTCTTGTTAGCTGAAGAACACGACTTGCTTGGCTACCATCTTTGGTAACGTTTTGAAGTAGTGTAGAGATACGTGCAAACTGGAACTTACCAAACATCTGCTCAATGGCACGAGCACGGTTTAATGGATCTAGCTGATTAAGGGCTTGAGCCAAACCAATAACCATGCCCTTAACATTGCCCTTATTCTGCTCAACAATTCCAGTAATGCTAATTCCAAACTTAGACATAAACTCTGTTGCTTGCTTGGTTGGATTGATGATAGATGCAAGACCAGACTTTAGAGCGTTAGCACCTTCTGATGCATTAATTCCACCTTCCTTCATTGCTGTCAGGAAGAAGGCTAGGTCTTCTACGTCTCCACCAAGTTGTTTGATTACTGGTCCAGCTTTTGGAATAGCTGTAGTTAGGTCGTCAATAGATGTTACCGTTTGGTTTTCAACTGCGTTAAGGAAGTTGATCTTCTTTGCCAGGTCTTCTGTCGCAACACCAAAAGCATTGGTAATTGACATTGTAGTCTCTAGTGCCTTAGACTGCTCAATGTTTCCTAGTGTAGCAAGCTTGGCTGCCTGGCCTACCTGAGATAGTAGGTCAGCACCTGTCTTACCCATCGCTGCTGCTTCAGCTGCGAGATTCATTGTGTCGGATACTGCTACACCATACTTGGTAAACTCACTAGCAAGAGACTGTAGCTGTGAGACCATCTTGTCTGTTTCACCAATAGATGTGGTAGCATCACCGTAAACACGCTTGAACTTGATTACAGCTTCTTCCATCTCCATGAATGTCTTTGATGCGACAGAGCCAAGCATTGTTAGAGGAACGGTAAAACCAACCATAAGCTGTCTACCAGCCCACTGAGTATTCTTACCAAAGTTTAGAAGGTTGGTAGAACCTTGCATCATCAACTTGTTTAGAATCTGTGTCTTTTGAGCAGCAACCTGCATCTTTGTAGACAGATTGTCCATGTCAAGAGCAAGCGGTCTAATCTTGATTGTCTTTAGTGCACCGCTGGCATCTCTACCTAAGTTGATGTATTGAGTCTGTAGGGTCTTGACACGCTCAATAGCGGTCTTCTCAATTGTTTTGAATTCTGTGGAGAACATCTTTCCAAAAGTTTTGGATGCTCCACCAGCATATCTAAAGTATTCTCCAAGACTAAGCTTGTTCTTTTCTAGTGCTGTTGTAAATGCTTCTGCAGAACTGGATACCCTTGAAATCTCTGCTGAGAATTGTCCAGTTTTATTGATAGAGTTGATTAGCTTTTGCTGGTATTGAGCAGAAGCTGCTGCTGCATCCGCAGAACCACGGATTAAAGATGTATGGAAGGCTGATATCTGCCTCTGAAGATTCTTCAGGGTGGCTAATGCTGATTGTGCATCAATATCTATCCTGATATTGGACTGAATATCGTCAGCCATCCATAAACACCTCTTTTATTTTAAATTATGCTGATAGAAGTCCAGCAAGCTTAATGCCTGATGCCTCTTCTACAATGGCATATACAGTGGGAAGATCTAGCACTTCTTCCAATGCCTCTGGCTTTTCAGCCAACTCTGGCTTGTACTGCTTAAGTGCAATTAGTACACACTCAAGAAGCACGTCCATAGACTTTTCGTTGTCATCTGCAACCTCTGCGATACCCTCAAACTTTTTCATAAAAGGGCGTAGCAATGAGATCTTTAGTGGACGAACTTCCAGTTCTGATCCATCTAGCAGAGTGAACTTTTTTGGTTCATTAATAGTGGTTGTCATCTTTTCCTCTCCTATTAAGGTAAAATAATTATATCATAAAACAGGCTTGGAGTTAGCCCATATCAACGTAGTCAAGGCCCATTCCAATACCAAATCCAGCCTTTACTGCATTCACTCCCTGTAGAGCAACAATATCATTTGCATTGGATGCTTTTCCTCCAGAGAATACTCTTGCCTTCATGTCTTCCCATGCATTAGTCTTATTGCTATCCTGGTCTAAATCAATACCTTGGATTCCTGCAAGGAACTTCTTTTCATTATAGTCAAGCTCTCTTCTTGAGCTAATTGTATTTACTAGCTCTGTCATAGATAGCGACTCTTCTAGCTCTTGATAGTTTTTCCAAATACCCAGCAGAAATGCTTCGGTTTCTAGCTTTGCCAAATCTAGGTTAGCCCACCCTGCATCCTTTTCAGAGTCTGCTGCCTGTGACTTAACGGACTCTGGCTTATCTTCATTGATTCTTACTCCACCAGCCACATCAATGATCTTATAAACAATTGGTAAATTAATAAGGTCTTCTAGTTCTTCAGATGTTTTAATGTCTGGTCTATACTGCTTCATAGCGATCCTAGCACAGTTTGTCAGCAGCAAGATTGCATGCTCGTCATCTACCGCATACTTAACTAGATCAAAGGCATCCATAAACTCCCTAAGATACTTAATCTTTAGTGGAGTAACTTCTATAATGCTGTTATCTAATAGTTCTACGTAGTCAATTTCAAATACTTTTGTGGCCATCTAACTATTATACCTTAAAGCACGAAACCGCCCAGCTATTAACTGGACGGTTCCGCTATTAAATTATTATTTAGTTATGCTACTAGAGAAAGGGTACGGTCTACGATCTTTCCGTACGAAGCAGTGTCGTTTGGAAGGAGACGGAATGAAACCTCAAACTCAGTTGCTGCGTCACGCTTTGCTGATACTGTAACGTTCTCAATTGAGAGAGCACGGTATGCAACGTAGATACGTTCCTTAGAAGAGCCAGCTGCACAGTCACCAGTACCTGGACCGACTGCAACAAGACCACGCTCAACTGGACATTCACCGATGTCACCTGCAGAAAGGTTTAGAGCTAGGTTAGTCGCACCCCAGTTAGGGCTTGAAATGTTTCCTAGGTCGCCATCTTTTCCTGCCAAAGCAAACAGAAGGTTTTCCAGAGTTGCCTCTGCGAAGGTAGTCTTAAGAGATACCTGCATACCTTGCTTGTAAAGCTTTGCAACGTCAAGAACTTGGTCAACCTTTACTTCACCGAAGTCAGGCTGGAACATGATCTCCAAACCGTTAGTTGTGTAACCAACGTTGCGGAAGTCATTGTCAGGGTCTGACAGGGTGTCCTTATAGGTAACGTCTTCTTCCAATGCTGGAAGTACGCTCTCAGTAAGGGTACCAAGCTCATATGTGAATAGAGCTGCTGCACCAACGATAATGTTGTTGCTTGAACCACGTGTATATGCCATAATTTTTCACCTCATTTTTCTTATGGAATTTTGGGCGATGTTTCCTCAGTTATAAGTATACAGCCATTTTATGACTATTCTGATTTATGCCAATCGTAGTCAATAATGATCTTATTCCCTGCGTAGGTCCTGGCTGTAGCAAAATCAACAATATCTCTGGTCTCTTCTAGTTGATAGATTCGGACTCTGTGAAAGAATGGTAGTGGAAGGATGGCTCCAGAATCATCTCTAAGTGGGTTAGATGATGCCTGCTTTGCTGCTGACCAAGCGTTTAGCTCTTCTGCAGACTCGTCTTCCCTATCTAGCAAATCCTGAATCTTTTGAGTTACCTCAATGATGAATGGGATTGGGTTCTGGCCAGTTGCGTAGAAGTAGTACAATAGCTGCTCTCCCTTAGTGTGTGGAAATGGAGATCTTCTCATTTTAAACATTCTGTCGTAGACTGCAAACTGACCGTTACCGTTTGGAAACTGGTCAAATAGGGCTGTGATGTCCGTTGGACTTGTTGGAAAGAATGGCATGGTAAGGTCAGCATTGAATCCGTCTAGAGGATTGTTCTTAAAGTAAGAACTGATATTGTCCTGTAGATAGGCATTAATAAATGCTGGTGGGTAATAGATTGCCATTAGCTAACGTCTCCTGCTTGTGATATCCACTTATATCCAGCTGCTAAACCTACTGGCCTACCGCCAGTCTTGCCAGCAGACAGCTTATCTTTGTATATAGCTGGTTTTTCTAGATAATTCATTATACCGCTACTTCTCAAGAAGATTTGAGAAAAGTAAACATTGAAGAACTGATCGAACACTCTCTGGTATGAACCCTGAACTTCTTGTCCACCTGGATTAGATATTTCGATTGGATTTTTCGTGAATACTTTTTCTCCGTTATCCTCAAATGCCAATACCTTTGCAGACTTTGGCTTGATGGTAACAGGAACACCATTCTCCATAATTCTAGCCTTATCGTAGAACGGCTCCTTAGACCCAGATCTTACCGAGATAGACTGATTAAAGGTTGAGTTAATTGTTAGGCCACCGCCCTTAACAGAATAAGAAAGATCGAACAATCTTGATGCTGGGCTACCTGTCATTGACCACTCATAAACGTGATGAAGTGCTTGTGGGTTTAGTCTAGCATTTGAGTCTACGTATTGTTTTAGAGACTCTATAGCTGTCTTTGCAATTGACTCCAAGAACTGAGTCTTGCCCTTTTGTGCCCCATCAAGGAAGCCTTCTGAGTAATTGATGACGTTCTTCATTTCTTTGAAGAATGTGGAGTCGTCAAACTTTACTGAGATCATAGGTCTACCGCCTGGTTTTCGGATCTGCGTAAAACAATTTTAAAGTATTCCACATTTCCAAAAGGACCAGCAAACGGCTCTATTGTTGCAAGCTCAAAGATTGTTGACTTACCTGAACGTGGCCCAGAGGTCTCTACGTACAGCGGTGTTCCAAACTTATCCTTAATATTGGAAATAACAATGTTTGTCATTGAGTTTCTATCATCACGGCTTGAGAATCTAACGTCTGTCCTTGCACGTCCAAGAAGAATAACATCTTTGGTAATGTTGACGTTTGGTTTTACCTCTTCTGCAAAAGCTGATCCTGCAGACGAAATAGAGCAGGCAGCTGTTCTGTCGTGAATCCATTGCTTCTTTACATTTCCATAGGCTGCTTGCTCAACAATTGGATAAAAGATTTCCATTGTCATTGGATAGATAAAGTCTGTGGTTTCGCAAACAGGCATTAGAGCACCCCAACTTTAGTAATAGACTTCATATACTTGTCAAGTATTTTGTCTACTATAAGATTACCTGTTCCTTCTAGCATCTTCTTGTCAAACTGAATTCTATACTGGTCTGTGTTATAGTTCGTGACGTACTTCTGGTAGTAGTCTAGTCTACCGCACTTTAAATCTTCAAGGAGCATGATTGCTGCCTTTTCTACGTCTGGCGGAATAGCACGGAAGCCTTCGTCAAGGACAAACAGGTAGTCAGAACCACTTGTAAAGGTTCCATAGTTTCTATTGTCATATAGATAGTCCCCACGAGATATTGGTAGTTGTGGTGATGCAGTGCTAATTAAATTAGTTTCTCCTGTGAAGACCTTAACAATTGCTGAGTTATCAAGGGTTACCTTGTAGTCAAATGCATTTTCAGATGGGGTATCGATATCGTATATCAAAACGTTATTTTCGTATACCTTTAGTACACGGTTTGCATCACGCCATACTGGCATGTAGTCTAGTCCATTACCCTGGACCTGTAGGATAGATTTGTGGTTGTAGAAACCAATTTGAGTATATGAGTCAATTATTGCTCTTGCAATAAGTTCCCACTTTTTGTATTCTGCAATCTCTGAAGCAGTAACACCTAGATCATTTGGATTTGCGTATGGTCTGATAACGTCTAGGTTAGATTCGTAAATAATGTGTTCTTGTTCAGAGTCGTAGAATCTAATAAGGAATTGTCTATCGAACTGAACTTTACCTGCTGGCAAGGTGTATAGCACCTTGCCGTTTTCATCTGAAGTTATAGTCGATGTTTCGATTGAGTGGTCCACCAGATCCTCAACATATACGACATAGTCGTAATCTGCGTCTGGCAAACTCCATGTTGTTGTGATAGGATATGGTGGAACCCTCAATACTTCCATTTAGAGACCGTACTCCTTGGCAACCTCAGCAGGTGTAGCCAATCTCACATATGAGCGAGATGTCCACTTGTCTACTGCGTCCTTAGAAACGATGTTAAATCCACGATAGATCTTTCCAACACCTTCCCAAGTTACGTTTCTCTCTGAATAGATTGCAACCTTGTCTTCCTTGACAGCAGCCTTCTTGCTCTTAGCAACTGGTGCTGGCTTTGGAGCCTTTGTTACCTTTGCAGATCCAATTGCTCCATCTCCGACTGGTGCAAGTGCTGCAATTTCTTCAACTGCTTCTGGTGCTTCTACTACGTTTTCTGGCTCTGGAGTTACGTCTTCTGCCTTGGCTTCTTCAACCTTGACTTCTTCAACAACTTCAGGAGCCTTAGCCTCTTCTGGCTTTACGTCTTCTGCGACTGCAGTCTCAATGTTATCTAATGTTTCTTCTGACATAAGAACCTCCTAAATATTAATTATAACAGAATAAAATTAAAAAGAGGGCAGGGCATTAACCCTGCCCCCTCTTAAGGGTAGTTACAGATTAGTCATCTGCAGCTGCGTCAGCGAATGCGATTGCATCCTCTTCTTCCCACTGAACACCGAAACGTACGAATACGGTGTATTCGATGGTGTCCTTCTTTGGCTTGTATTCACGGTTAACGGTGATGTCACGCTGGAATCCCCATACACGGTTCTGAGGGAATGTAAGGTCTACATAACCTGCAGGGTAGTAAGGAACTTCCTGTACATCGATTCCGAGAACACGAGTAGTACGTGCTCCACCGAATGTCTGTCCGTTACCGTCTAGGTAAGCCTGACGGTTTGCAGGGGTACCTGCTGGAGTACCAGCGAATGCCTCTGCGATTGCGTCTGCAAGGGTACCGTTGTGCTTGATAATACCCTGGAATGCGTCAGTACCAGCGTAGAACTTAAGGTTATTCTTAAGTGCACGGTACTTACGAGGCATAGCCAAGATAATGTTCTGCATAACGTCTGGAGTCCATGCGTTGTTTGCAACAGTCACGACTGACTCGTGAGCATTTCCTCCATTGGTTGCCTTGTTGATAAATCCGTCCATGATTCCAAGGAACGCACCATCGCCACTGTCTCCAGTACCGTTGATTGCTAGATCCTCAATGTCATTTGCGAACGCATTTGTCATAAGACGTACTAGGTGATCCTCAAGAGCACCACCTTCAATACCATCTTCAAGAGCTTCAGCTGAAACTTCCCAGTCAAGACGAATCTTCTTGGTAGTAAGTTCAACCTTTGAGAAGCTTGCACCTGCGTTGGTGTAGTCACCGACAGCCTGTGCAGCTGCACGGATAACACGCTCACCCACGTTAACCTTTTCAAGTTCCATGGTGTTTGCTCTCATGGTCACACGGCGACCATCCTTGGCGAGAACTGTGGCATCCCACACGTAGTCAATAAAACGACGTGCTTGCTCAGGGCGAAGGATACCGCTACCTGCCTCACCAGAAGGGTTTACTGCGTTTGGACCTGATGTTAGTCCTGTTAGTGCTGTTGGGATGTTCCCGATTGCACCATCAGTTGCGTAGTTACCTGGTACGTTGACTCCGTTATCTGAACCTGATGCGAATGCACCCTGTCCTTGATATAGACCAGGAGCTGTTCCTCCTAGATTGCCAGATGTACCTGGTTGGTTTTTAATAATTTCTTCCGACATATTGTTCACCTCCTAAGTGATTTTTATCTAAATAGATCGGCAGTTTTGAGGAAACGACCGCCCCATAGGGATTTCTGAACCTGTTCTGGTTCAGTTTCCTGTACGATCTCGCCTAGATCGCCAGACTTACGGAAAGCAGTATCAGCTTCAACAGCGTCTACTCTCTTTCCAAATTCATCGAAAACCTGCTTCGATTCAGTTACCTCATTCTTTACTGAATCTACAGATTTACTTAGTACATCAACCTGCTCTTGGAGAGACTTAATGGTTGTTGCTAGATCGCTAAAGGCTGATGTTAGAGTGTTCTTGATTTCAGCTACTGTTTCAGCAACTTCGTCTGCTTTAGATACCTCTTCAGTCTTGTCCGACTTCTTTGCCTCTTCCTTGTCATCCTCTTCACCAGACATGTCGTCTGCTTCTTCAGGAACGGTTGAGCCTGGCTTGTCGTCTTCGTCAGCATCTGCTGACTTTTCAACTGTCTCTGCTACTGGAGCTTCTGCTACAACAGCTTCGGTGGCATCTGCCTCTGGAGCGACCTGTGTTTCTTCAACTGCAGCAGTTTCTTCAACTGCTACTTCATTTGTTGTTTCATCCATAGGACTATCCTCCTTGTTAATCTCAGTCTTAATGCCTTTAGCACTGTCAACTAAGAACTTTACCATGTTTACTTTGTCAGCATCTGACTTTTCAACGAAACCAATGTTTTGCATTTGGTTGCCAGTAGTTGGACTTGACTCTGACTCATTTTCTGAAATAACAACAATTCCAGACTCAGCATCCCAAAATACATTTTCTAGTGTAGCATCAATGCCATCACCCTTAATAACATCTACTCCATCAACCTTCTCAACAGAAAGGATATTAGCAAACTGATTTGCTGGAGTGTCAACCAAAGAAAGTTCAACTAGGTCATAGTCTTTAATAATACGAATAGATGCATCCATCTTCTCGTCATAAGCGTCATCCCACTTATTCATTCTACCGCCAATAGAAAAACCTGAAAGAGTTCCGTCTAGAACCTTTTCCCATGTATCCTGAGCACCCTTTGAAACGTATGCTGATACATAAACGCCTGAATAGAACTTCTTTGTCTCAGGGTCGAAATACTTGTCCTCTTTGAACGATACCATCTTGCCTACTGCTAGTGGCTGGTGCATTTCACGAATGTTGCCACGGAACTTAGAGAAGGCCTTCACAGAAGCCTCAGCTGTAACGATGTCAGCTTGGCGATCCACATTGTCAAGTGTGGCAAATCCAGAGACGATGCGACGCTCTCTGTCTACCTTGCTGAAAGGCATTGACATGCGTACATTCTCACCGTCTGTATTCCAGTGAACCTTTGATATAGTCATACTATCTTATTATAGACCCTTTTTTAATATTTTTCTTTGTTTTTTAAGCAGTTCAAAATTATTGTGTTGAACGACCCTCACCTTTTGGATTTCTTCCAGCAACGGTTGCGGTGCTATCCGAAGAGTTTGCCGAGCGTTCAGCGTCTCTAGTTCTAGTCTGTGCGGTGTTTGCTGTAGCGTCTGCAGCTGCTCTAGCGTTAAGCTCAAGCGGAGTATCTCCTTCTGGACGCTGTGGGAGACCCAAGATTTCACGTGCTTCGTTAGGAACCATAATCTGGTTTCGAACATATCGTTCAAGGATTTGTGACTGTGCAATTTCGTCAGTCAGGGTAAGCTCGTTAAACTTAAGCTCAAGGATGTCTGTCTTTTCGCCAATAATTTTATTGATTACCTTTTCAAGATTACGCTGTGCTGGTCTTGCAACCTGCTCCTTGAATGTACGATCCTGTGATAGTGCTGCTGCAATCGCTGCAGAGTCTCCTCCACCAATCTTAGATAGTGGAACCTGGTGTGCTACCAACACATCATCACGGTTACGAATTCTATACTCATTGAACGATGCCTCTTGTGTACCGCTTTCGACCGCCTCCATCTTAAACTCAACCTTGTTGGTGTCTGAGTCTCCTGGAAGTGGAATGTACAGAGTTCTGTGGTTCTGTCCCTTTAGGCTTGTCTGTAGGAATCGGAACATCTTGTCTTCTGCCTCTTCAGATAGCTTTGCACCTTTCAAGGTAACGATGTAGCGAGGTACACCCTTGTTGGTAAAGTAGTCGATGTTGTACTGTGACGCAAGAGCATCTCCCTGTAGTGCAGCAATGGCAGATAGGATATCTGGAACACCATAGAACGAGTTCAGTGGTGAGTACTGCTTGATGTGAATAATTTCATTTGGGCGTGGGTCGTTAGTAATTGGGTTTGCATTCTTTGCACCAAAGTTACGGAAGTAAACAACCTTGTTTCCAATGATCTGGATGTACCCATCACGCATACGGCGAACACGCATTGTGGTTGCAGGGATGTGTCCTACATAACCAATATCACCCTTGATGGTTCTACCAACTTCAATGTAACCATTTCCTGTTGATTCAAAATCTGTCCAAACCTTCATCAGAACTGCTGTCATTGATTCATCTAGGTTTAGGGATTCGAACCAATCCGATACCTCAACCTTTGCACGTTCAATACGCTTACGTGCTTTTTCAATAGCACTTTCGTTGTCTGAGTTTTCAAGAGCCATCAGTGTTCTCTGTGTAGCCTGTAGCTGATAGCCAAGTCCAACAATGTTCTCAACCTTAGCATCAATAGCTGCGTGGTTGGCAAACGACATGTCATAGTAGTTTGCTAGTTCGTATAGGTTCCATGGTGGCGTAATTACGTCAAACAGGCCATAGCCATTACGGTAGACACGACCAGGGTTGATCTCCTTAGACTGTGCTCCATTGATACCAGTTCGTACTGCTAGTGCAGAATCCTGATATGCCAACGAGTTTACGTCTACATTCTGGTATCCAACCGAATAGTTGATTGCTGGATCTACTGCACCAGCTTTTTCAATTCTATCTGTTCTACGCTTAAAATTCTTTTCGATTCCCGAAAGGTTTTTGAGTTCATCCCATGGCTTATTGAATGGGTCCTGTGCCTTAAAGACATCCTGAACCTGTTCTTTTTCGTCAATGCCTAAATCTCTGATGTAGTATTCTTCTGACATTCTATTCACTATCCCCATAAAGTTCTAAAGTCTTCTTGGCTGCAATTACTGCACCAAGGTCATTCATGCTAGGGATAAGACCCTGCTTCATTCGGTCTACCTGCTCTGAGTGCTCTTCGTCTGAGATCTTCTTCATGTTTGGGTAGAATACTGCACGACCTTCTGGCTGCCCCCAATATGCTGCTGCATCGGCAAGCTGCTTAATCTTGGTTTTGTCGTCTTTCATGCCTTCGATAGAAAGCACGTTCTTGTCTGAATCCATAAAAGGCTTTCCGTTTGGCTTCAGCCATACGTATGTACCAAAGTTAGAAAACTCTTCTTTGATTACCTGTACTCTAGGCTTCTGTACTTTACCCAAAAGTTCTTTATTAAATGAATCCATAACCACTAGTATACCATATTATAGTGCTGGAAGTGTTTCAGATGTCCACGTAACGCCCTTATAGACGGTATAACCATACTTTCCTATACCAGCAACGATTCCATCGTCTACGAGGATTTTGTTGGTTCCTGTATATGTTTCATAGATCTTACCTGGATCAACGCCATAGTAACTCTGTGTCGATATTACCAAAACATTTTCCCAAAGGTACGCAGGAGTCCAAAAACTCCAGAAAATGTCCTGCTGATCAACTCTTTTAATTTCAATCCATGGTCTTTTTTGAATGTAAAGCACATCCTGCATGTTAGTTGACTGATAATAAGAAATAATATTAGTAGTCAATGGCCCACAGATTCTAAAAGATCCTGAACCTAGAGAGAAGTCTATCAGTGATGGGAATGACATTCCAAGCATAGCCCACTGCTTAACTGTAATGATTGCATCCTTCACTAGCTTTCCATTTATATAGAAAACAACGTTTCCTGTGGTTTCTCCAGTCTTGGCATTGATAGCATAAATCCTTGCTCTCTTGCCGTAAGGGTCTGTGGCCTGCATATAAACCTTTATATGTTGACTATTTGCCTCTATCTCAAATACCTCTACTGGATAATAGCTGAAAAAGTCTTCGTCAAATCGTACCGCTGCCTGAAGGGCAAGAACCTTAAACTGGTTTGACTTATACCTATTGATTGGGACAGATATTCCACGGCTAATCTTAGGATTGAAAGACCCCTTCATCTGTATGCCAGAGTTCCTGGTTAGGTATAGGTATGGCGATGTTTCTCTGTAAGTAGTAAATGGATTTCTAGCCTTATAGTCATAGTATGAACCAAGCTTTGAGTATGGGAAAATTTGTGAACCAAATCTTGTGCCTATTGGTGTTGAACTCTTGTAGTTCAATGCCTGTGAGGCATACTTAATGTGTCTTATCTTTACAGGATTGGCCTGTGACGACTTGCTGGTAATTCTTACGTGAGTAACCAAAGCAACGGAATCTATGTCTATGTCTCTTGGTGGATAGATTACCATATTGTCAACAACTTCATACAGGGTTGTCATCCAATCTGTTCCTGCAACGATCACTCCGTCTTTGCTTGCTGGAACCACTGTTGTAAAAGCATCGTCAGCCAGGGTTGGTCCATATGCAGTGTTGGCATACTGGAAAGACACATATGTTTTTACTACTGAATTTGATGTATCGTAGTAGTATTCTTTGGCTGACTTTTGAGCTAGCTCCTGATAAGATTCGTATCCAGTAAATAGAGGATTTGAAAGCTCCTCATAAGTTCTTTTTACTGGATTAGAGAATTCAAACTGTAACTGAGAATAAGTCCACGTGCTTGGAGTATCTGAAACAGAGTACTTGGTTGGAGATGGATATCCAATATTCATTTGAATAAAGTCTAAAGCATATTCTTTTTTAGAAGCCGAAACATCTACATACTTTGCAAATGTCTTCAATGGGATGTAATCTTGCCAGTATGAGTTTGTCATTGAGTCTAGCATGTACTCACCAATATACTCTGTGGCTATCACAGTATTGGTCGCTACGTGGCCTATTAGACTTACGTACCCGAAACTTGTTGGAGATCCACCATCAAGGTAGTAATCCCAGAATTCTCTACCAAGATCAACAAAGTTTCCATCTGTATCGTAATACCCTCCACCATCTCCAAAGTAAGAGTCACCTGCATCATACGTGCCTGTCAGTGGAACATTAAACACATTCTCAAACTGCTTAAAGACTCCAGTGGTAGAAAATAGATCTGATATTCCAGAATAGTTTTTAGGACTACACAGTCCAATGGCATAAATATTTCCATTGAATGTTTCGGTTAGTGTCTTATATCCACCAATGTATAGTGACAGGTTTGATCTATTGCCTATAAACTTGGCTACATTTCCGCCATAATAGTTTGCAAAGTTTGTTAGATTAATTCCTACTGGAATAATTTCACCGATAGCAATTGACCCAATTCCAAGAATCTTGGTTACCACAGTTGAGGTAGATCCATAATTTAATGTATAAACTATATCTTCTCCATCAAATGCTATTGACAAGTTATTCTTGGTTAGTGAATCCTCTATGACAAACAGCTTTTGTGGTTGGGTGTTCTTGATTTTGAACAATCCATATATTGCAGCAGCAGACTGGTTTCCCAAAAACAGATTCTCAATAAATGCATAACTGTCTGAATTCCAGGAACCTGGCTTTAAGGAAAAGAATTTGTTTGGCTCATTTTGAGCTGCCTCATTCTGGGCAATCCATTGGTCGTATGTTCCAGTCTTAAATGTAAAGCTTGGTAGTGAGTATGTTGGTGCTGCCAAAGTTTTATCTTTTGTAATAACGTTGTCACTTGTAGATGTTTCCCATTTTCCAAGATCTGGATACATAAAAGAGTTTGCATATTGAGCAAAAGCAAAGTCTGCCATGACCGATGTTCCACTATAGGCAGTATTGATATTTTCTGGAACCTCTACCGCCTGTCCATATGCAAATCTACGTTTTGCCACAAGCTCTGGAATTCTATATGGATAAATGGCTATAGAGTCAAGCTCTACTGGCTGAACATCTTCATATGCCCAAAATCCTAGCCAATAATTATTTAAAGTAATTCCATCAACCACGGATGAAGATGGTGGGAAGCTTATGGTAGCGACATCAATAGACGTTGAAGTAACCTGTTGACCATCTACGATCATAGTCATCAAATTCTTAGTAAGTGATATCTGAATGAGCATTGGCTTACCCCACTCAGACACCTGATATGACATTATGTATTTGCCATATTTAAAAACTAGAAATGCTCCATCGACGTATAGTCCGTCTGAGCCACGCAAGTTTCCAAAAATTCTCTTTGGGGCTGATGCTGCTGAACTGATCCTTAGCCATGCTTCAAAGGTCATGTCCTGGTTTTTCCCTGATTCTGACAAGAAGTTTTGAGATGGAAGGACTACAGAAGGTAGACCATCTGAGTTTGGAGACAAAACTGTAGTATTTGATGCACCGTAGACCATAGGGATACTGGTGTTCTTGGCACATAGAGTATTTTTATCTACCAAGTACCACCCATCTGATTCAGAAATACCGTAGGCTTGTGCAGATACTCCGTAAACACCTGCCCCAAGAATTGACTCTGGAACATTTTGTTTTTCAATACCGATTGACTGACTTAGGAATTCTTCTGACCACTGTCCAACAGATAAGGCATGGAAGAGGAACTTGTAGTCATTCTGATCTTGGGAACCACCAATATACTTTATAGTGATAACTAGCTCAATATTTGAACTGTCCTGTAGGGCCTGAAATGTCTTCGTGCCCAATACCCACTTATTATCTTTTGGTGCCCTAAACTCTTCTGAAAATGTTTGGTAGTTTCCTGTAAGAGCATCCAGATATCTATAGCCAATGGTAAAACTATACAGGATTGAGCTTTCTGACTTCATATACAGCCCTACAGCAAACGTTCCAAGGGCACGGTTAAGATCGTCAAATGATATGGTTGATATCCCTGTGCCAAATGTATCTGGACTAATAAGAGTTATCTCTCCATAGTCGTTGCTGGTTGGGATACCGCTTACAGAATAGACCCTAGTTGTTCCAGATAATGGTTCGTTCTGGTCATTTAGTTCAACAGCTACTAGGTCTTGTTTTTCATTGTTGGACAGCTTATCACCATCGATATAGATGTCCCAATTGAGAAGATTTCTATCTTCCTCAGATATTAGTGAGATAAAGTCTGCCTGGTCGTCTAAAGCCCAGAGAGCTACTGGATGCTCTGCAAAGATTTTTTCGGCATAGA